CAAAAAAGGGCGTTGTTGCTGGAGGCACACCACCAGACGAGACTGCAGAAATTGAAAAACAGATAGCTAACCAGCGCTCAATCAGTCTCACAAAAACCGGCTCGAACCAATATGGTTCACTACCAACTGACTAATAGGCAAATATGAATATCATGCCCGATTATCCGACTGCAGCAGAGGTCGGAATTCCAGATGCAAATGTGTTTTTCTACGGGAATATTAATCTTCGCAATCGCCCATTATCGTTACTAAAAAATGGCAAAGTCGATGAAAGTTTTTCTTTCATTATAAATACGACGCTGCAGGATGGAACTCTCGCCAAAGCCGTCATTCCTCAAGTTTCAGACGATGGCCGTAAATTGACCGAAAAACAAGCGGTTGACCTATATCTACAAACCAACCGTCATTTTGGAAAATTTGCTGATTTGGTGACAGCGAGCAAGTATCGTAGAGTTCTTCAAACCCGCGAGGTAGAAATATTAAAAACAGAACGTGCGAATAGCAAGTCTGCTGGCGAAGAATACTTTCCTGTTGCGGAAAACCCAGATGAAACAAAGCGCAACCTTTCCGGTATTGTCCAACTATCCGACCTTTATGGTCAGGCGGCAACATACTTTGGACAGAACATTTTGGAAGTCAATGTTGATTTTCAAATGGATATTGGTTCAGAAATTGCCATAAAAGTGCTCGACCCAAGTTATTTGATGTCTGAAAATAATTATTTCGTTATTCGTAGAGATGTAACATATCGTGGTCTAAAGTACGAAATTGCATCTGTCGAAACTGGGCCCGGAGACGGATATTCTCCTGTTGTAACAATCCGCGCGAGGAATAAGGGCATAATGCAGATGAAAAGGGATAAATTGCCACGGACAATAACCAGTGGTGGTTCTGCTTATGAGTTTGCAGCATCTGCTGCAGCCAAATTCGGAATGAATTTTATTGGTCAAAAAACCAATCCAGTTCCGACCTCCTTCAAGGCTGGAGGCTCAAACTTAAATGAGTCGACTTGGGACGTTCTTGACAGGATTGCTCAAGACAATCAATATGTAGTTTTTGAATTCAACAATATTCTTGTCTTCGGTTCTCATCAATGGCTGATGTGGAAGTTCGGAGCATGGACAAAAACTGTCCCTGGTGCAAGTGGTAAACCGCCGGTAAAAAAGAATTTTGTGCCATTGCTATTCATCCCTGGTTTGACTGGCTCAGAAATCGCTAATTTTTATATCGATACAGATGTCGAGGATGCAGCATTTGAAGTGGAAAAGTGGCATACCTTTAATACAGATGAGGCTGACCCACTGGCTGCTACCGGTAGTTGTAACGTGCTCATGCCGAATGGCGCGCTACTTAGACCTGGTATGACGGCGCTGTGTGGTCCATATCCAAATTATTTTAATGGTGGGTACATAATTACTTCAGTAAGTTTTTCGGAGGGTTCGCCAAATCCGGCCTCGGTGCAATTCCGAACACCAGAAGAACCCAAAAATCAAAAAGGTTTGCCATACAAGCCTCGTACAGCAAACAAACCAGCTCTACCACTCGCTCCATTTACAAACCAAAATTTTGTTCCGCAAATCACTGGTAATGTTTAGGGTCTAGGAGAAAAAATGACGTTTTACGATTACGCAGATGATTTCAGCAACCCACTCAAGGGCTCCTCGACCAAGGCTGGCGGTCCTGGTTTCTACCTAGGGAAAGTAGTCCGTGTTACTGGTGGAATATTTGTGACAATCCCAGCCGTCGCTGCTGGAAGCACATTCGGCCCATGCAAAACATTTTGTGCACATCCGATTCTCGGTCAGACGGTATTGTGTGGATTCCTTGACAACAAATTCAATGAAGTCGTTATTTTGGGAAAAGAATCCACATCCAAAGTTATAAAAGATGTTGATACTCCAACCGCCAACACTGATGCAAGTAATAAACTGTATGTGGACAATCAAATCAGCACATTGTTGGCCTACGTAAATGCCCAACTTGCTTTAAAGGCGAATTTATAGATGGACACAATTAAATTACCAATAGTTCTTGACAAGGGCAGAGTTGGCCTACTCGAAGAAAATACTCGTGCTTACTACAACCAGGTACTTGCTCTTGCGTGCAGGATAGAAAAAACCGAACTGGTACTAGAACCAACGTATGGAGTAAAAGACTCAACATTTTCTACTTTCCGGAATTCTGAGTTAATCTACACAATGAACACATTTTGGCCAGAAGTTCGAATCACAAAACTTGAACAAGGTCAACCCAATAGAGACGGTGTCGCACGGCTAATTGTCGATTTCGTATTCGAAGGAAGCTGATATGCCATCACCAGATTTTTCTAATTATATTGACCTCACTATCAACGATGAGCAACCGAGCACAATCTACAACGAGGCAGTTGACTATGCCCGTATAGCTCTTCCGGAGTTTTCACCTCGTTCCGGAACGGTTGAAGATGCGATTCTTCAGGCCACCGCTTACATGGCTGGAATCACGCTTGGCGCAATAAACAGACTCCCAGATGGACTCATGGAAGGTGTCATGCGCCTACTCGGAGTCATACGCAAAGAGGCTTCATTCGGCACTATAGATATAGAGTTTTTACTAAGTGGGACTGGTTTGACAATACCAGAAGAAACAATTGTCTACTTTCAGACAACCGACGGAGATATTACTGTCCAGTATCCATTCATCCTCGAAACTGAAACAACTGCAGATGTTGGAGAAGATACTGTTACGGCGACGCTTACATCCCAGACAGCAGGTATCCTCCCAGCCATACCGGTAGGGACAGTGCTCAATCTGGCCCAAGCAAGCACAGTTATTTTAAGTGCAACAACAGCAGCAGACGTAGTCCAAGGAGATAGAGCGGAGACACAGGCGGAATATTTTAATAGAGCCACCACGTCATTAGAGTCATTATCTGCATGTTTAGCAACTGCCAAACAGGTCGAAAATTATATTCTTGCCAATTATTCAGAAGTGCACAGATGCAAGGTGTATGACCTAACTAGGGCATTTGCCTATACGGCTGGCTCAACTGAACAAAATGCTACAAAAGTTGGAACTACAACTACAGTTCTAACAACCGACGATTTCGTTACTGGTTTGTATTCGCTCGACTCACAGTTGATGCGGGTAATCACTCCATCACTAAGCATTTCAACATATGAGTCAAGCATCCCATCAGGGCACTTCACTGGTGCGTCGGTTGGTAGCTCTTCGGTTGAGTACACAGATGACGGAGTAACTGGCACCTATGGACCGGTATCAGTTGTCGCAGCGGACTCGCTGCTGTTGGCGAACGTAGGAGACCATCCAGGATATTTCGTTGTATTCATGTGTGATGCAGACGGAAAACCAGTATTGCAGTCAATCAAAGACACTATTTACGATGATATAGCAGCAAAAATAACAGCTGGCCTTTCATTTGAGATTTTAGATGCTTACCCGTTTGACATCAATTTTACTATTACCATATCCGTCGACCCTGAATACGGAGCGTCGAGTGTCGCCACACAGGTTGCTACCGAGATGGAAAGCTACATGTCACTGGCAAACTGGCCAAGCTGGTCTTCATTTATTAGAATATTTGACATAGTCGCACGGTGTAGCAAAATAGAGGGCGTTTCTTATGTCTATAGCGTCACTCCAGACGTACCTGCTGGCGTTGCCGAAGGTTCTAGACAAGGCAATAGCGGCCTAGCTAGCGCGGTAACCGATGGCACGCAGCTAATTGGATACGAAATTGAATATATTGGCGTCATGCCGCATGCCACGGTCCAAGTACTGGTGATTTAAATGAGCGGTATTTTTAACCGCTTGGTGGGCACACAAGCCACACTTTCAACATTTAATGTTGCTGGAGCATGGGCTAGCGATGACCTAACCATCGCGATGGATACGACATCAGAACTATGGCCAGGTTCAGCAAATAAACAGCTTGCCTTAGCGATTCCATCCCCTTCCACGAGCGGAACAATATCTCTTACATCGGCAGAAATCGAGTTGGAAGACTTGACACATCCAATCATTTTTACTTGTGGCGTCAAGATGCCATCAGGCGGAAGCGTGGAGATTAGTCTTGGCCACTCAAGCCAAGAAGTAGAAAACTCAGTTATAACTACCAGAATATTTGCTGGTTCGACGCCCGTAGTAAACGCCGTGGGTGTTGCTAACCCTCAGTGGAATATCGTTCGAGCGAATCCCATAACCCCAGTTTCAAACGTTGGAACCGTAGGAATGTCGATACATGTGACATTTTACCCAACGGACCCAACAGAAACAATTTATTTTACGCTTCCAGTCCTCTGTCAAAATTTTGAATTTGTAACCAGAAATAGAATATTTCTTAGCGTCATGGGTGCGCTACCTGAGGTCTTTAGACTCATTGACCTAGAGCAAACTGGCGAACTCGAGATGCCACTAGCTCGCCTTGTGGACGTATTCACAAATGGACTTGATAAAGCTTTTTACCAGCTCGGTCATTATGCGTATTTAGACATTGTCGATGGCTTTGATGACGCTGATGACACTACCAAGAGCCATTTGGTCAATCAGGATGTTGCTGATTTTGCGACCCTTCTTTGGCTGTGTAAGTTTAATGGAACCAGACCTGTTACTCGTTATGAGTCATCGTTGGATGTTGTTACTACACCATTCATACTGGGGGATGAACTTGGTTCAGGTTCAGAGCTTGACTCTGGAGACGGGCTCCTTCTTACCAGCTACAGCGAACTTAACCCGCCTGCGTTAACTCTAACCGCGCAAGAAGAACTTCTCCGCTGGCAGCTGGATTATGGGTATTACGGAATTAATTCTGGAACGCTACCGGCTGTAATAGATGCCGCAAAGCGTCAACTAACTGGCACAAAAACGCTCGCGTATTCTTTTGACTTTGATGTTGAACCATGGGTCATAAACCTCGAGAGTGAATGGTATGAAACATATGGAGCTACAGGGGTCGAAGAAGTTGGGGAGTCGTCAAAGCTTGTATTAAATGCTGTTGAATATGCGCGCCCACTTGGCGTAAAGGTGAATCACATAATGACTAACAACGTTTAACACAATATCCATTGACGTAAATAAATAATAAAAATTTGATGAGTTATAATTTAACCACTATCCACTAAAGGCAGAGAAAAACATGACTATCCAGACATTCACAGCAGGTCAGAAGTTGACGGCGCTGCAAATGAACACTCTGCAGGCGAGCGATTTCAACTACACCAGGAACGTGCGAACAGAGGCTGCATACACTTTTACACTTTCGGATAAGGGAAAACTCGTCGAAAGCACATTTGCTACTGCTGCAACTTTTACCATCCCAACCAATGCAAGTGAAGCATTTGCAATTGGTGACAGAATTGATGTTCTGCTTGCTTCGGACGGTTCAGTAACCATAGCTGGAGCAGTAGGTGTAACTGTTTATGCAGAAAGTGATTTGCTCACAATTTCATCAAAATGGACAAAAGTCACACTCATCAAAAGAGCCACCGATTCATGGGTTGTTACTGGTGGTGGAATCTCTGTTCAAACAGTTGAGATAGACAACCTGGCAGTCACAACAGCAAAAATAGACAACCTAGCGGTAACAACGGGGAAAATAGCGGATGACGCAGTAAACGGAGACAAAATTGCGGACAGTTCGGTTACATCTGCACACATAGTTGACGGAACAATCGTCAACACCGACATCAATGCATCTGCGGCCATTTCTCTTTCCAAGCTAGCTACCGGCACGCAGGGAACAGTAGTTATTCATAACTCATCAGGAGTCCCTACAGCGACAGCTTTATCTGGAGATATTACTGTCACCAACGCTGGCGTGACTGCAATTGGTTCTGGAAAAGTCACATCGGACATGATTGTTGATGGGACAATCGTGAATGCCGATATCAACGCTTCTGCTGCAATAGTCGATACAAAACTCGCAACTATTTCAACTGCTGGAAAAGTCTCAAATTCCGCCACTACGGCAACATCATCGAATACGGCATCAGCAATTGTTGCTAGGGATGCATCCGGTAATTTTGTCGCAGGAAAAGCAACACTATCTACTGGCGACATAACAACAGTAATTGAAAATGCATCCATTGTTGCTGCTGCTTCGACAGGGACAATTAACATAGATTTTAGTACCAACCCAACAGTGTTTTATACGTCAGATGCAACAAATGACTGGACGATAAATATTCGCGGTACTTCAACCGTTACGCTGAATAATACAATTTCTACCGGTCAAATTGCAACAGTCACATTTTTGGCGACAATTGGGGCGACACAAAAGCGCCCAACTGTATTCCAGGTTGACGGTTCTCCTGTTACGCCAAAATGGATGGGTGGGACAGCCCCAACATCTGGGAATGCAAGCTCAATAGATGCGTATACGTTGGCCGTGCTTAAAACCGGCAATGCTGCATTCACCGTGTTTGCAAGCCAATCAAGATTTGCATAAGGTAGCCAATGCCATTTATCAATCGCATTGGTAGTGGGGCCACCCGCAAATTCGGTTTTGGCGCGGGCATGAAACCTGGTGCACCAACGGGCGTTGTTGGAACTCCAGGAAACTTGCAGGTCAGCGTTGCGTTCACGCCCTCTGCCACCCCCGGTACGGGCATTGCAACATATACGGCAACGTCTAGTCCTGGTGGCTTCACGGCATCGGGTTCTGGGTCGCCATTGGTTGTCACTGGTTTGACCAATGGCACAGCGTACACGTTCACTGTTACGGCTACAAACTCATTTGGTTCGTCGACATCAGACCCATCTGCACCTGTGACACCGGCTACTGTTCCGTCGACTCCAGGTGCCCCTACGGCCACAAGGGGGGACACACAAGTCTCCCTATCGTGGACTGCGCCATCAAACGGTGGCAGCGCCATCACCGATTATGTGGTTCAGTATTCAAGCGATAGTGGCTCAAATTGGACAACATTTGCTGACGGCACCAGCGCTACCACATCGGCAATAGTTACTGGCCTAACAAATGGAACATCACACGTATTTAGAATTGCCGCAACAAATGCTGTTGGGACCAGTTCTTACTCAAGCGCATCATCTGCAGTAACCCCAGCCGGTGTTCCGGCCACTCCTGCGGCCCCAACCCCAACAGCAGGGAACGGACAGGTTTCACTATCATGGACTGCACCATCAAATAATGGTTCGGCAATTACTGATTATCTGGTTTACTACTCCACGTCCGTCAGTGGAACATACACAATATTCAGCGATGGGGTAAGTACTTCGACTTCCGCTACTGTTACTGGTCTCACCAATGGAACGGCATACTATTTCAAGATTAGAGCGGTTAACGATGTTGGAAATAGTGATTTTTCAGCGGCGTCTACCAGTGCGACCCCGGCTCCACCGCCACCACCACCTCCGCCACCATGCTTCTGTGCATCGCAGCCATGGCCGAATAATTGCAGTTTTGTTGGCTACACATGTGACGGTCAAATGCGTTATGATTATTACGACTGTGGCTGCAGCCAGACCTGCCCAGGAACCGGTGGCTACAATGGACAATATGTTGACGGGTACTGTGGATATACCGCACCACCGGCAGTTTCTACCTGCGATGCATGCGGTGGTCCGGGAACAGTAGGCGAATGTTACGATTTTGGTTTTGGTCTATTCTGCTACACGTCATAGACTCATGCAGTAGAATAAGCTTTTGATAAAGTTATAACCCGTAATAATTGGAGAACAAATGACATCATCAGACCGTAAGTTTGCATTCGTAATAGATGGCGAAGTTGCATTTGTACTAACTCCACCAACATCTGCAGCTGATGATAAATACGAACGCATGGTTGCTGCATTCTCTAGTGACCCTAAAGTAATAGAAATTCCTCTTGACGAAGAAAATAGAGACGTTATAGGTGCCGACTGGTTTTATACTGATGGCCAATTTGTTAGTAAATTTCAATTTAATCCAAACATCGCGCCACCACAAGGTACGTGATTAACTCCATGTTAATATGCGGTTATGGGAAACGCCTGGCAAGAATATAAGAAGAAACTTGGTGACACTCGTCCATGGGACGTAGTCAATCCTTCATCACCAAAATCGTCAGATGAAGAAGCTGATAGAAGATACTCGATATGCCAATCATGTCCAAGTTTTCTCAAACTAACAAAACAATGTAAAGAATGTGGTTGTTTCATGCACCTAAAAACAAAATTGCAAAACGCTGAGTGCCCACTCGGGAAGTGGTGATGTTTGACTTTTCCGATACTGAAACGCACGAGCACAAGCAGCATCTACTATTTGTTGATATAGACACAAATTTACCCAAAAATATTGAAGATATCGATAAGAGGATGTTCCCGTATCCAGTCTTGGATTGTGCGCCTGAATTTAAAATATTTACACAGGATGATTTATTGAGTGCCGATGAGTGCGAGTATTTAATTTGGCTCGCTGAAACATTGCCATCTTGGCCAGTTGGAACGATGAATTTTTGGAGTGAGCGGAATGTTGGACTTCTTACCGACATACCCAAGCACAAGCATGCAAGTGTTATAACTGCTCAATTGGTTCTTGACATACATGACAGAATTCGAAGGTTTATTTCAGATTCATTTGGTTTTGAGTGTTACGCGGACCAAATTGGTATCGTTCGTTGGCCTCCCGGCAGCTTCCAAATGCCTCATGTTGATGAGGTTCCAGAATTGGACAGAATTGCCGGTTCGGTTGTTTATCTGAATGATTCCTATGCTGGTGGTAGAACCTACTATCCATATTATGGGAAGGAAAATACTCCACGGACTGGAACAATTTTTGCACACGACCCAGGGCAGGCGCATTTGCACGGTGTTACGCAAATACTAAATACCACAAGGTATACAATTTCATCTACGTGGTCGAAAAATCCAAAGGATTCTCGCTACGAAAGCTATTTAAAGTCGCTTAAATCATATATAGATGTAGTGCAACATGACGGAAGCCTAGGAGCACACACATAAACTTCTTTTAATTCTTTACACATGATTGTGATAATCTTGCGTCATGTTTAAAACCACTAGCTCCGTTGACCCAATATTTGATGGCTCTACACCCGCAATTGATGCAGATGCAATCAAGGAAATACTCAATCTTGAGATTGAACATCTTGGCAGCCCGACTACCGGAGTAGTTAGATTTCCTAACGCAATCGCTATGGACCAGCAAAAAATGAAAAAGTGGATTGATGCAAATGCCCAGGCAGCCCACGAACAGCGCTGGGAATATAGGGTTGATGATGCTGGCGTTACATATGCGGTCAATGAGGACGGCAATAAATTTTCGTTAGAGCAAATTGAAGAAGTACCAATTCGTGTTCTTGAGCCAGTGAAAATGGAAACAGATGATGAATTTGTTGATATTTTCCGTAGCTGGGAAGACGCAATTTACAAGTGTATAATTCGCTATGTGGACCTATACCCAATGGTTCTAGGGACACTGTGGTGGAGAAGCAGGGGTCATGTCATCCGTTACGACGAGGGCGACTACCTAGGTATACACAATGACAACGACTCAAATTTTAGGTCAACTGGCGGGAAGAGATATATACCAAAAGGTCAAATGCAGATGCGTCAGGTCTTGGCCGTCATGCTTTATGTGAATGACTGTGTTGATGACGAGCTATTTAGTGGCGACAATTATAGTGGCGGAGAATTGACATTTCCATATCTCGGAATTGAGCACCAGCCAAAGTCCGGAGATATTGTCATTTTCCCAACAAACTTCATTGCTACGCATGGTGTCAACACCGTCAAGAGGGGGCAGCGCTACTGCTATCTTGAGTTTTGGTCGCAGGGTAGCAGCCAAGAAGAAGTGTGCGTAAATGTTGCTGAACCAAATGAGGTTGATGCATGGTGCAGGCCCCATTGGATTGATTCACTTTATGACGACTATTCACGGTATTGCATGCATTCCGAGTATCTTGAATCGTCCCTTGTTGGTAGGGCTAATCCCGTTTATCAGAATAGAAGCCTTGATAGTGAAGAGGGACACAAACAACCGTATTCACATAACAAAGTCGTAGAGGACAATCGGCTTCGTGGCCAGATAGAGCCAGTTTAAGATGCGAACGCACTCCAGCAATTGGGAAGCACATCTTGCATCAAACCAGAATATATTTGTAACAATCCCGTCCCTGAATGAAAATGACTTATTAAATACAATTTCTGATTTGTACAGCAAGGCAGATAATCCACAGTCCGTATTTGTCGGTATATGTAATCAAAAAACCGATGGACAGTTTGAAGATTTTTCACAATTTGAAAACGTTCGATTCACGAATATTGATTCAGATAAAATACGCGGTATCGGGATTGCGCGTATTGAATCTCTGTGGCTGTGGAGTGGACAGAAATACATTTTGCAAATTGATGCTCATAGCAGATTTGTTGAATCTTGGGACTCAATCCTAATTGCCTGGTATTTGAAACTGGAGTCTCTAAACCCAAACTGCGTCATATCACAGAGGCCGTGCGCATTTACAAAAACAATTGATGGGAAAATTAATTTTGACGAGAGCATACCAAGTATTCAAAAATTGCGTGAATTTCAAATCCTTGATGCAACTGAAAAATTAACAAAGTCTGAGTTTTCATCTGAGCAAAGGAATGCAATATCCAACAATATTTCCCATGTTTTTGAATACCCTGAGTTTGTCGAGCACTATTTCGTGGCGGGTGGTTTTATATTTTCTATCTATAAATTTTTTATGGATGTATTACCAGACCCACGGATTGCATTTTTTGGAGAAGAACACACCTTGCCAATTAGGGCATCAGCAAATGGTTACTCGATTTATGCCATAAATGAGAGAGTCGTCTACACCTTAGAAAAAACAGATGAATACTTGAATTCGGCAGATGCTTCCGCAAATTGGCATAATATTTATTCTGTCGATTCAGTCAGTACAACATATTTACATTTTTTTGATTCGTACACTAAAATATTACTAGGCCAAGAATTTGGGTACTATGGCGCAACGGATATTATTGCATATGAAACGTATATAGACAATATGGGATTTGACTATCGTTCCATTGAGGGGATATACACATATGATTGAGCCAATTGGATTCCCGGGTTCAGATGTATTTATGGCTAGGAACATTTTCACAAAAAAAGAAATTGATTTGTTTCTTGATGTTTTTCTAACCACACAAAACCCATCATCCAGCGCAGAAGAACTATCAGGTCAATTTAAAAATATTCAGATTAATGCCGAGAACATTGATATTGCGCAAAGGATGATTGCATTACTCGAAAACGCGCTCCGCACGGCGTATGGGGATACGTTCAAGCCCATTTTATTACCCGACACGCGAACGTCGATTAAAATACAGGAAACTGGTCAAATGCACCCAATACATAGTGATTCGGCAAAAACCACTCACTCTGGGGGTGTGTACGGAGAAATGCTCGCATATTCCGGAATACTCTCACTTTCGGATGATTATGATGGCGGTGAAATCAATTTTCCCGGAGATGGGGTATTCACAAAACTCGATGCCGGTTCAGCATTATTTTTCCCATCACAAAAACATATTCACCAAGTAGAACGCGTGTTATCCGGAACACGCTATACGTTTTTAACTTTTTGGGAACACTGTGAATAATGAAAATCTATTTGATATTTTGCAAAAATTTAAGTCTGTAAAAATATCAGACATTCAAATTGACCCATTCGGATACTGTAATGCAAAGTGTTGGTTCTGTCCAGTTAGCACGCATGGGAACATAACCTCATACTCCAAACATATGGAGCTAGATATGCTAGAAAAAATACTTCAAGATATTTATTCAGAAAAACTTTCTCCGACTGGCATTATTTCAAGTCGATTAACCCAAATACATACCGCACATTATAACGAAATACTGTTATACAAGTATTTTGAAGAGTTTTTACAATTGTTGTCCAGATTCGATTTCAAAATGGTTATTTTGTCAAACGGCGTTAATTTAACACCACAAAAAATAGATATAATAAATAAATATTCTTCTTCTGTGAGCGGCATACATCTAAATATTCCTGCATTTGAGCGTGAATTGTGGGCTGAGCGTACAGGAATGCGGCCAAGTGGATTTGATTCATTGATTGATAACATAAAATACGCAGAAACTAATTTGCAGTACTTTGTTCATATAAACGCATTTACAATTGGAGTTAACTGTCCAACAGCATACTCGATGGACACTCATGGCGGTGCAATGACAAAAATGCAAAATTTTCCGAGTATTGACCTGGACCCAGCATGCGGCGAGCTACAAACCCAGATATCAATTGCGCGTTCAATATTTCCATCAATTCCAGTCAACTCTGAAGAGCACTTACATGATAGGGCTGGGATGCTCGACGAAGCCGCCGTATTCTCTAATGCAATAAAACTAAATCCGCAAAAGCGTGCAAAAGCAGTCGGTTGCGAATATGGCTCGAACGGCAGAATCTTTGGGTGGCTAAATATAAACAGTAAAGCTGAAACATTTTTATGTTGCAATGATTTCAAATACGAGTATGTATTTGGTAATTTGTTGACACATAAACTGAGAGATGTATGGTTAAGTAGGCAGCACGCAGAGGTTGTAGATATGGCGCTGGCAAATATTTGCACAAAGTGTATTCATGCGGTATGGGAAAACCACGATGTATGAAAATTCAATTTTTGACATGCAATATGACGACATATTGCGTAATATCGACCGATTGATTGAAGTATTCCGTAATAACGGTCTTGTAATATTCAGGCAACTGCATGCATCGGAGGAGCAGCAGTACTCAGTCTTGACATTGTTTGGCGACGCTCTCGGATGGAATCCAAATTCAATAAACGGTAATCTGATAAAACATTGGGTGAGATACGACGAAAATCATTCCGTATCAATTGACTTGAGGCAAAAATTTGGACCCCATCCGCTTGATGAAAATATACTTATTCACTGGCACCTAGAACATATAGAAAATGATGTACCGCAAGTTGGGGCGGCATGGAACATGATTAAAAATAACAACCCGAACCCAGATGCTGGTTCTACCGGTTTTGTTAGTTGCTACGCAGATAGACTGCTCCCCAGTATTGAGCATTTGAATTTCCTACGTAGTACTACAATCATGTGCACAGAAAACACTGGTTGGGAGATGGGTTGGGACTCGGCTGTCAGGCAATCAGTGATAAGCCATCAAATTACTGGTAAAGAAGTTTTAAGGCTGTGCCCACTTGGCCACACCCAGACTGTTATTTCTGTCGATGGAAAACCACCAACGCCGGATGACCAAAAACTAATGAATGAAATTACGTGGTGGTTTTTGCGCACGGTCTGGGGTAATGCGGATGTTCAGTTTTGGTGGAACTGGTCTGCCGGAGATATGATTATTCCTGATTTAACAGTAATGGCCCATGCTGTAAAAAATGGTTTTAAGCACAACGAGAGAAGATTTATTGGATACTGGGCTTTTGGTGACGGCTACGAAAAGCGTATGCTTGGTCAATTAAGAACTTGACAGAACACCGACTGGAACATATTCGTAATTTAAACCTTCTATCTTGGCTATGTCATTTTTCAGGTTTATCAGCCACTTAAAATTTGCTTTTTCTAGTTCCATCGATTCATAGTCGCACTCAGGGAGCCCGTGGCAAAACCACGAAAGATATGAATACCTAATACCAGACACAACTGGAAGAATCTCGTGTGCACCCATGTAGCTTGATGGGTAAACGGTTACTGAACCAACTTTTGCCCTGTGCGTTATGCCCCATGTCCTAAATCTAAGTTCTCCACCTTCGTAATTGTCGTTTATGGCCACCGTGGTGGTGAGCGTGTTATATAGCGGCGCTATGTGCAATGGGTTATAGGTTTCCCCGTCGTACGGCAATCCACAGTCGGAGTGTACGCCAATGTACTGACCTGGCTCATACATTGCCACGTGACCATCTGTTCTCCATGTCAGCTCTGAAACAGCAACCGGAAATACTTTTCCGTATATTGTTACTGCTTTATATATGCCATCGTCTATTGATTTTTTTATTAATGCATCCTCAGCGGTCTCGCCAATATAGCCAAACTTGTCAAAACGTGTTGGTCTCGTGTCTACAGATGTTTTGTCGAATTCGTATCCTCCCTCATTTCTTTCAACAAATTCGTCTATTGAGGAGTAGCCCTGTGGAACCGAGTTACTCTGAACCCTTGCCATCCACTCAAGGCTTTGCTGATTGTTTAAATCAATCAAGCCTTCTATGTTCAGTATTCCATTGCCAAGGTGGGTGATAATCATGAGTGCATGCTTTCAACTAGCGACAATGCGTGAGCTGGGGCTTCTGGACCAAGAGATTCAAGGTGTTTTTTAAAATCGTTCCTAAGGTTCGGTAAATAAATATTTGTTGCTATCGAGGCCATTTCTGGTTTTTCTATAGGGTCTTCTACGGCTTCGTTGTATGCGGGATTTGGACTGCCGTGCGAATACCAACCTAAATAGGAATACCTATTACCAGATGTAACTGGTTTAACTTCATGGGCAGCCATAAAGTTTGATGGAAACATCAGAATGTCTCCAGCATTTGGCTGATATTCAATATCCAAATAATTGAAATAATGGCTTCCGCCTTCAAAATTGTCATTCAAATACACAATGCACGATACTGTGTTTCGTGTGGCAAGTTGGTCTGGTGGTTCAGGCATTCCGTATAGGTAATCTGCGCTTGTATCTGAGTGTTGACCAAGAAAAGTTCCGCCGTGCTCTGTCGAGTAAGAAACAATGTGGCCCTTTACCTTCCACCACACATTTTTATAGGCTAATGGAAATAATACAAAATATTTAATTAAACATGAATATTTTGACTCTTCAACAAAATCCAAAAATGCTTTAACATCAGTGTCGTCTGTTCTATGTATTGCTGAACCACGTCTTGGCATTTGCCTAACCCCATCGGCGTCAAAATAGTACCCGCTTTTATTTAGGTAAGCCATTTTGCCTGTCTCTGGGTCGACTGCTTCGGTATACATCTGTTCTCTCTCAAGAGAAACCTGACGTTCGGCAAATGAGCACGCCCAATTTACATCAAAAGAAATTGCGTTTTCGAACAACACAACACCACCACCAAGGTGTTTTGCAGGTGGATTATTGAACTTCCAGCTCATATTTTTGTGAATACTATGACCTGTGCTGTATCTTCGTATTCATCCGATTCCCACATTTTGACGTTGGTTTGTTTTACGTTACCTATTGCGCTACCTGCTTCAAGGCGGTTTATTTCCTCTTCATATCCCTCTTCATCGTAGGAGGACTTCTTTACGCTTATTACCGCTTTGCCGCCGCTTTTAAGCAGCTGCAATAAATGCTCAATATTACTTGGTCCAAGATGTTTTGTTGTGAACAGTCCTGCGCTTACGACCCCGTCATACACACCGTGAAGTGTCGTATTTGTATTCTTTGCATTATCAACAAAAAGGTCTTTGTATATTTCCGTCCAACTAAAATCAGAGGCAGCTTTTTCTTCCGTTACCTTAAGCATTTCTTCTGAAATGTCAAGACCATCTAGCTTCAATTTCGGGCTTGTTTTTGAAAGAGCCACACCAACTTCGCCAGTTCCACATCCAACGTCGATGCAGCGAACTCCTTCGCCATAACCAAATTCTTCAAATGCAATTTTTGCGACATTTTCAGCAAGTACATACTGTTTTGTTTTTAAAAAATTATCGTATGTTCCCGCCTGGCTGTCGTAGTAACGGGCAATGAAACTATCGCCTTGCTCCTCGTACATCCCAATTGCAATATAAAGGCTTTCGACTTCTGCTGGTATCTTCATGATTTTTAGAATTTGTGAATAAATTCCACAAACTCATCCTCCGAATCTCCGAGATTTTCAAACTCTATAATTCCCATTTCCTCATACCTTCTCCGGAGCCATTTATCGTTTCTGTCCAGAAGGCCCAGTTTAGACACATTGGGGACTATTTTGGCTGCAAGCATTCGCCTAATCCATGCCTGCGCTGGGTCATTAAGCAGGTATGGAGCAATATCTTTAACGCTTACCCCCATTCGTTCGTAAACTTCCTGCTGGAGCATCCTTTCGCCAAGTTTAAGCGTTGCCTCAAATGCGAATTCCTGCCTCTCCATTATTTCGGAGTCAGACATTTCTGCGTATATCTCTTTCAGGGATATAACCCCGAATGAAATATGTCTTGCTTCGTCCGACATTACATTTCTCAAAAGATTTTTTAGTAGTGGTTCATTTGTTAGCTCTCTCGTATAAGCCATAGAAGCAAGACCAAGACCTTCCACCATAATCTGCATGCCAAGATACGTCATATCCCACCTCTTGTCCGCGATTGTGTCATCGACCAAGTGCTGTATATGCCAATTAAACGGCAGCAAACCGCCCAACTTTTCTTTCCCATATTTTGCGAACACTTCAACGTGTCTAGCCTCATCCACAACCTGGGTTGACGCATAAAGTTTCCCGTCATACCACGGGCATGTTTGTGTTAGCTTTGCGGCGCACATCAACGCAGCTTGTTCACCATGCACGAATTGCGATATTAGCCAGCGCCTGCTCTGTACGCCAAACTCTAGCCATTCCGTTCTTCCCCAGTGCTCAACAGGGCTCCCGGAATAAACCGACATATCCCTACTAGTGCCAAAATTATTGTAATCCTCTGTTACCGACTTTTCTACGTCAACATTTACCGACCAGTCCAAATCAGTTGCACCATTCCATTGATGTGTTTTTGCTTTTTCGTAGATTTTTCGCAGCCCATCCCTCTGCCTGGTGTAATCCCACGTGAATATTGCGTCGGCGTTACACTCAATAATGCGGCTTATTGCGTTTGGGTCCGATGATGGGGCGTTGATAATTGAATCGATATCAAAAATTTTGATATTCCCGTCAAGGTGTTTATATGTTTCTTTAGTTACGGTCATGGATAAATACTACTATCGACCGTAACTAGTCATACGTATGATTAGGTATGGTCGTTTTTTCTGCTCTTAAAATCCAGTAACTTGTCTGGAATTTCGGCACTATTCTTGTACTTCACCTCTAAATGGGCTGCGTAATCCTCGACTATGGACGTCATCCACCATTGACCATGGTTCTTGTAATACGTATCTGGGACCATTGGGCAAATCCCTTTATCCTCGCTTTCAGAACCCTGCGCGAACCAGCTTAAATAGGAGTACCGTGAACCACGCGTTACAGCATGTATCTCATGAGCACCAAGATAGTTCGCCGGCATTAATAATATGTCGCCGGTGCGTGGCTTGATGTCAATATCAAAATATGGGATAGTCATATTGCCACCCGAAAATGAATTGGGAACAGATTCGTCATCCGTGGAATCGTTAAAATAAACCAAAGCAGAAAGAACGTTTCTTGTTGCATGTTCGGTTTTTGGGATTGCACCATACCTGTAATTAACATCGTTGTCACAATGAAAACCGAGGCTTGCGCCCTCGTCGTAACACAACACATGGCCGGTAGACCGCCACCATAGACACTGTAGTATCGCTGGGAACATTTCTATATATTCGAGCAAACATGAATAAATAGCCGTATCACACTGCTCGAAGAATGGATGTTCAAGTTCCTGAACTCTTACTGGCGCACGCATCACATCTTCTAGTCCATAGATAAATCCACCTTTGTTCACAGCGTGTGTCGGCTTGCCGTTTTCGTCGTGCACGAGCGTGAAATTCTCTTTACGCCATTTATCTTTTTGTTCAACAAGATATTCAATAACTTCTGCTTGTGGGACAGTTATCGCGTTACTAAAAAGTACTGTTCCTCCGCCAAGATGCTGCGGTGTGTAGTTCGTCATATCTTTATACCCGTTTCCTAGTGTGTAGTTCAATCGCTTCAATTATCGTCATTGGAGCCCCACTTGAGCCTGGTTCGGTGGCCAATGGCATATCGCGCCAACTAAACCTATTGACGACATTGCCATTTTTATCGACTAAGAATTTTTCATAATTATGTGGTATCCGGTACATCGCCCCTCCAGCCGTGTTATGACCTGCTGCCGCAGCATCTGAGGTATCTGCTGGATTATCATCCTTTAACCGAACCTCTGGCCCTTTAAGGATTTTAAATATTTCGTGTTCTTCGTTCCCATTGACAATTATTTTTTCCGTAACTGGGAATGTGACAAAAGGATAATTATTTTTTATGAATTCACATATTTGCGGATTGTCCAGTGGCTCCATTTTCCCAAACTGGTTACACGGAAATGCGACTACGGAGAAGTCATCAAACATGTTATGCAGTTTTTCAAGCTCAAACAATTGCCGCACTGTCCGAACATGCGACCACAACCTACTGCACGAGGGTTGATAGCCAGCTTTTGATGCTATGTTCACAAACAGACAAACTTTTCCCTTTAGGCTTTTTAGTACATCCTGTGAGCCGTCTACGCCATTTATGCGTACATCATAAATAGACATTATCTGGCCGTTCCAGTAATTTTGTATTCCGGGTAATCATTTATTTGTAAAGTTCCATGCAGCGTATTACTTTTTTTGTCTATTGAAATCCGAACATAACAATCTGCATCTATTGGCGTATTTGTTGTGAATCTGAAGTTTATGCTCTCATCGCTTACTTCATATTGACTGGTTTCTACTATCCCCTTATCGCCAACAACAACAACCCTTTTGGATAGCTCGTCAACGCTTATGGAGTAAGATTCTGGTCCAAATGGTGTAAGAACTTTTGTGTCATAGATTTTTGTCTTACCAGATGTAATTGTTTCAACTTCCTGATTTTGGTTCCTGGAGTATGCGGACCAGTCCTGTGTTGCCCTGTTGTCCGGGCGCAGTGGTGCAAAATTGGCGCTAACTACAATCCTGTTTAATTGGTTGTTTCTGTGCCTATTTGTCATATGCATTAGGTATGAATTAAAAACAACCAAATCCCCTGTTTGCGGGGTGATGCTTATGCTTTTTTCTATCGTATTACATGCATCTATTAAAAAAATTAAATCAGCACTTCCATCTGGGGCGTGCGGATAATATGCGATTGAAAAATACTCTGAATCGTTCATGTGTTTATTTGATTTGTGTGAATGTGCTGCTACCGATTGCCCGTCCTCGAGCGTTAGTGTCCATATGTCCTCAAGCACCATTTCTTTGTCTATCACAGAATTGACTGCATCGGTTATGACACCAATCAATTTCTCTGACTCTGGCATTCCAAATGGGTATCTCTTATCCTCGTAATAGGTATGGTGCTTGTCCTCCAGGTACATGACGTCTAGCTCTCCATTTTGAGCACAAATTTCCTGAACAAGAATATTATTATTTATTCCTGAAAGTTTCAGTTTGAATACATCAATCGACAACAAATTAATAATCTGCGGTTCACTCATAGAAGAATGTTCCCAACTTTAGGGCGCTTGGAGGGTTATCCCTATGCCACACATTAGTGACCATTACTTGACGTATCCCACTCTTTGCTGGAGTTGTCCCATGCACAACATGCCCAGCATCAAAAATGATTAACCTATTTCCACGATACGCAATTCTCTCACGTTCCTCAATTGGCACAAGTATTGAATTTATACTATCCGCCTCTATCGCCATAGGCGTCCCATCGACAAGTACGGCCTTGTTGTAAATCTCAACAAATCCGCCATCCTGATTATCAACCCCATAATATATAGAGCCAATTAACGGACCACTAAAAACTTTGGACTCTGCGTACAAGAATGTATCTTCGTCAACATGGACATCAAGATACTGTCCTGGAGTATATGTCCTGGTCCAGTATTCGATTCCTAATATCTCATCCGTCTTGCATGGTAGATTTTTTTCCCATATTGACTGAACAACCCTCTTGCGGAGGGTATTGGCTGGTGAGTTCCACCAACCATCCCAGAACATATATGGCGCAAAACAACTTGCTTGTTCATAGTGGTACGAATTAAGCTCTGTTGCTATTCGTTCACCGCCACCCATTGATTCGGGAAAAAAACTTTTGTCATTGAGCATCTCGTTGTACATTTCAGTGCTCAATAGGTCGTCATAAACCAACATTTCTCTCACCTTTAACTACTACGGTTACTCCATAAAACAATGGAATATGGTACGTCCTGCAGTCATCACGAGCCATTAGTTCCTCGTGATATGACCATACTGGGGTCGCTATTGTATCGTTTTGATACAAAAATACGCTATCTGAAGAATTTTGAATGACCATAAAACCACCATCATTTAGCCTATCCACCCAAAAATCTGTTCCGTTAAAAGCGTCCTCCATGTCTTGAGACCAGCCTATAATCATGTCAAATTTGATATGTTCATTACCTCGTAATTCCTGCACTGTGACAACTTCGTAGTCGAGTGGGGTGTTGGCTGACTGGAACATTTCATATAATGACAACTTTTTGTTGTTTAAAAACGTTATTTTTGAACCATATATATTTTGGAATGGTTCCAGTCTGAATCTATCGAGCCCGCCAGAAAGAGCTAAAACATTTTTCTTGGGGCTAATGTCCATGAGCATTTGAATCATTAATATTGGCATCCACTGCGACTGACCATACGAATCTGCCAAATTTGGCCGTGGATAATGAATTACAAATTCGTAGTCGGACGCCCCACCAGTCGCGATATTCCTTCTATCAATACCAATTTCCTCAAAAAGATATTTGGAAATATTTACAGACTCTTCCCCATCTACTGATGTCGATTGTTTTGCAAAATTGCGCCAATTTCGGTGCCACTTTGTAAAATCAAACGCCCTAAAAGGCGCAAACCTATTTTCAGACATTTTCTGTACCGCCGTGGGTAGCAAATTGAACATCAAACCATGTCCGTCTAATATTTCTTGTTAATAAAATGTTTTGTTTCTTTATATATGTTTGTGCCGCTGAGTTTTCATGACTACTGTGCTTGTATATGTATGTATCACGAATTTTATTTACGACATCATCTATCGATGATGCCTGGAACTCATCAAATGAATACCCGAGCACCAATAACAATGAGGCTAAACGTTCGCAGCAGTACTGCGAATCTGCGTGTTTATCGTATTTGTAGCTCATATCTCTATCCATTATCTACTGTGAAAAATCCAGAACACGTGTATCTCTTTCCCGCTGTGACCGGTGCTACTCCGTGGGCCATGTCTTCATGGCTTGAATTTGAAATCATCAATAGCGAATTCGCAACTGGTCTATAGGTGAGTCCAAGTGCAGGAAGTATATATTCCCCTCCCTCATAGTCGTCATTAATGTAGTAAACAGTCGAGTAATCGGTTTGCGGATATCCCGGCAGTCCATACTGGTACCCATCACAATGAACCCTAAGTGATTTGCCCTCGCCGTACATTGTTATAAACGGTCCAAATTCCCATACTGTACGATGTCCGAAGATGTTGGATATTATAGATTGTGACTTATGAATCGTCTTGAGTAGCAGCTCTGAGATTGCCGTAGTACTCGGAGAGTGAGTTAGCGCTTTCCAGTCAGTTTCATTACCCATACTTTCCGGATACGGCTCATCACGTTCCTTTCTCAGAATTGATTCGTATTCATCCTGGCTCAGCATGAAACAACGCTCATACTCAATATGTGGCAACCTGGAGTGCTTTACCTTCTTAAACCTAACAGGGCTGTCGCCTGAACCAAGATAGCCAAACTGCTCGCTCATTTCTTCTGTATAATTTTTTATTTTCTTCCATTCTTCATTTTCAAGATAATTGGAGAAAATTAAAACCTGTGGAGTGTCATTCATCGTCTTTTTCATCCTTGAACATTGCCACACCCTGACAAATAGTTACCGGCTTGCCAGCGACGTAATAAATCCCCGTTGATGAATCCCATTCAATTACCTCATTGTCCCAGTCTGTCAAATCTGTAACCGACTCTCCCCTATGGGCAGCCATATCTGGTTTTTGTATTTGTTCGTTATCTGGCATTTTGCTCACCAATGACCTTATTGAGGGCAATACATTCCTTTTGCAACACTTCATACGGGTTAAAAAATACGTGGTCGCTGCCATATGGGTTCGGGTCATTGGGGTTAAATAGCTCATGGTCAACCCCAAGTATTGACGACAGTGTTAAGATAGATTTTCTTAAGAATCTTTCTGCTTCATCAAGTGCTTTCTTTTTGTCGAATTCTTGCAATTCCATTTTGTCACTCCAACGGTTCTTTTAGTTTTGGCAATCCAGTGAATGCGGGTCCAATTTTGTTCCCATCGGCATCCAATCCGGTTCTAATTCCCTTTGTCCACGTCCACGGGTTTTCTTGGTTATTTCTCATTTTTGCGTCTCCGTACTTTTGCCGACTTGCCATAAGTTCTTGATTGTCCCACAAGTTCAATAGTTCAAACTCCACATTCTCCAAAATCGAACTATCAAACATTGTGAAAAACATAAACGGCATGCCTGCCTCAAATTTGACAGGTTCGTTTATCTTGTCAATAACCCAATTCATTTGAAATTCATCTGGCCACCAGCTGCTGGGAATTATTGCGGAAAGCGGCTTTGCTCCGTCCATGATATAATTCGGCGAGCCGCCTATCCATGTTTCATACCCCGGCTCCGTGCCAAAAGCTAATCCGGTAGAAAATGAAACCATGCCGATTATTCCACCATAGGCGATTTGACGGCCCTCAAATTCAGCTCCTTCAAGTATTTTGGGTACAGTATTGCCACCCTCCCAGATAGCCACAACGTCCTGCTGTAATACGAGTTCCCATCCGTAAACATTTGCGACAGTCATGGGCAGGCATTGGTATGCATGTTTATTGTACGTATTGTCCATCCAATCCCGCTTTATACGAGATTGTTTGATTGCTGGCGGGTTTTGTGTCGTTCTCGTCAATGTGAACTTCGGCATGCACAAAGCATAGTCGAATCAGCCGTTTTGGTCGTGCTAGGATTCCAATCCACCACTACGACAACACACGGGGGCTAAAATGTACTGGAATGGTCCTGGGGTAGAAATACCAAACTTGCCAAGCTGGGACTCATTGAATTCCATGGAAGGTCAAGATAAGTGGGTGCTAACAGTACTTGGTGGAAAACAGCACGGCACATATGTTGAAATTGGTAGTGGGCATCCAGTCATGGGTAATAATACGTTCGTACTAGAGAACCACTTTGGATGGACTGGAGTTGGAGTTGAACACGACCACGAAATGGTCAAGGAATACAATTCAACAAGAGTCAATCCATGCATGCACTTTGATGCCATGGCGTTTGACTATGCCAGTTATTTTCGAAACAATCATTTCCCGTCTCAGATTGACTACCTACAAATTGATATAGATGACAAACCGTTCGCTGCGAACTTGTTGGCGCTTATCGCCTTACCGCTTACCGAATACCGGTTTTCAACGATTACCATCGAGCATGGGTTAGTCACGAATTATAAAATGGGCCCACTTCGAGATGCGCAGCGTTTAATTTTAAGTTCTATTGGGTACAGACTTATTGTTCAAGGCGTAAATGAAGACTGGTGGATTGACGAAACTGCAGTACCGTACGAGAAGTACGGTTATATGTTTCAAATTGGCTGATTTCGGGTTTTGCGGATTTCCGCAATATCCATTACAACATATTTTGCTGGCGGCTGACATTCGTTGATAATCCAAAAATCGTCAAATAATCTACCCACCATTGCGGCACTCCTACCTGTTAGGTACATGGTTCTAGGTTCAAACTCATCGAATTCAGGCGTTCCAAATTCAGGAACTTCCTTATGTTCTGAAATCGGCCATGCCCTAACCGCCCCATCAACATAATCAACGCTTGATGCCTTAAACATCATATTTATTTTGTCTATATCTGGTTCATGCAAACCGTTTAAATCAATGTATGTTCCTTTGTATTTGCTTGCTATTGCTTGTTCTGCCAACCCCATCCATGAGCCGCCAGCGACAATACAAAATATGAATTCACACTTTTCAAATAATGACTCAAGGCAAACAAGGTCTATTGCATTTAGATTTTGGGCATTGTCGATTGTTTTCTGTGAACGATATTCAGAGGCATAAAATACTTCATGCCCGTTTTTTATTAGAGAATGCGCAATTGTCGAACCCATTGACCCCATTGAGGCGATGCCGATTTTGGCCATCAGTAACCCTGGGACTGACCGTACATATAATGTTCTGGTTTGTGTGTTCTATCGTTGTAGTCAAACATCGTTACCGCTGCATACTTGATTCCGCTAGTTACCGGTTTTGATGCATGAGCGTAAATGAATGTTGAAGGAAAGAGAATGATGTCCCCATACTCTGGTTTTATGGTCAAATCAAAATATGGGAACCACAATTCTCCGCCCTCGTAGTCATCATTTAGGTACATCACCGAAGAAACGGTGCAGTTATAGGAAAAACCGTGGTCGGTATGTACGGCAAAGTGTTGACCTTGTCCATATCGCACATAGTTAATGGCTTCCATAAATTCCATATTTATGTTGTATCTGCTCTGGTAGTCAACTAGGCATTTACGGAGACCATCATTTGTGTCATTGTATATATTTTTTATCTCGCTAAACTGCGGTGGGCAGTGCTTTAGATGGTCGACGCCTATCTTGCAGTCAACACAATCCCTGTAGTCAGGCATCTTTATCGAGTCACCGACAAGTGCATCCATCCACATGTACGGAGCCGTTGAGCTGTCGCCTATCGTTGACTCCAAGCGCTCTACCAAATTTAGTTCTTTAGGAAGGGCGTTCTTGTACAGGATTATTGCTAGTTGTGGGTTCCCGATGTAAATTGACTGCATGGGCTCAGTATAGTCCTGGTTGGGTCGGGCTGTTTACTCGAGTATAAAATCTGCCGTTTTGGGGGTATGAATCATTCCCGCTATAGCCAACTCTTTTGACAGGGTGTTAATTGCATGTATTACACCTAGTTCTTCCGGTATGCCGAGTTCTTTTGTCAGTTCTGGCAGTTTGCCATTTGCTATATCTGACCATACAGCGACAATTGCCTGAGCCCCAGTCATTCCAATATGATGATATTTAGATGCAACCGCATTGAGCATTGTTTTATCTAGCCATTCTCGATGATTCTGGTCATGTTCCATTAAATGAATTCCTCCACGCTGTAAAAAGCTGGTGTTGTATATCTTTCTCCAGATGTGACCATCTTGACACCGTGTAGATAATTAATATCACCTGGGTGCAACACTGCCAATCCTGGTTCTGGCTTTATCTCTATTTCGTATTGCGGGTAATATAATTCTCCGCCATCAAAATCATCGTTGTAATAAAATAGTGAATTTATGTCGTAGGTAGGGAATGGGTTTGGTGAACCATCTGGCATCTGCTTATCTGCGTGAGGCCTTTGTTCTATCCCGTCAAACCATCGAATTATGCATGGTGGCCTCTTTGAGACGCGACATGAAAATATAGAATTAATTGTGTTGGCCATTTTGTCAATATACGAATCAATCAGAGAGTATATTTCTGGACTAATTCTTCTTAAAATAAAATCGGCACATTGTCGGTTATTCCAGTATGCAGCATCATATGTGCAGGTACCATCCTCTGCGTATTCGTTTTCATCTTTGGCGTTTGCCCATTCGCTAATTGTTTTTGCAAAATCATGAATTTTTATGACATCTTCTTTGTCAATAAAATTTGGGATTATATGTATGTTCTGTGGGCCACTGCCGAAGTGTCCGGGCTGCACTTTCCATGGATTCACGTTGTTAATCATGGTAGTTCCCAACTACATAGAAAATGCCATTATTGTTTTTAATTCTCTGGCCCGGAAGTTCATCAATACAGGATTGGGCTTCGTATTGCTCGATTGCGTAATAGTGCCCAAACAACACATCTCTCCCAACTTTCCAGTTTTTTATTTCCCCACCCCGGTGGTATAGGTGTCCATGCCAAAATAGTACATCGCCCTTTTTTGCTTCAAACACATACGGTTTAACGCCCATTGAATCAATGAGCTTTTCGTTGTATTCGTAGCACGAATTATGGTAATTTTTGCAATTTTCGTGGTTTAATATTTCTGCATTTTTTACCCATTTGTGCGAACCTGGTATTAGTTCAAATGGTCCACACTCAATGTCTACGTCGCTCATTGCGACGTGTACGCCAATGTAGTTATTTGCGGCATCAATAAGTTGGTCTATATAGTCCGTATGCCACTTTATGCCCGATGTTCCTATCCTGGCTTCCGAAAGATGCAACGCAAACTGCTTATTTAGGGTTTTAAAATAATGCAGTATTTCCGTTCCACATAATATGTCTCTGATTTCTTGGCTATCTATATATGCATCTCTGCTTATATAGCTTTGATAAAGGGGAAGTTTTTCTTCAAGAATAAGGTTGTTCGGCTTATGCTTCTTGATAAAAGCGTTAATTTTTTCATCACTTATTAACCCATTGACAACGACGTAACCATCATTCCAATACGTAGTGCTGAAATCGGTTCCATCCATAGGGATGAATTCTACTTATTTAAAGCGTGGTGGGAAGTACGGCGGAAAGTATGGTGGGAAAAACGGCGGGAAGAAGGGCGGGAAATATGGTGGGAAGAAGGGCGGGAAAAATGGTGGGAAGTACGGCGGGAAGAAAGGTGGGAAAAATGGCGGGAAATATGGTGGGAAATATGGTGGGAAATAAGGAGGGAAAAACGGGGGAAAGAATGGCGGGAAATAAGGAGGAGCAACTGGAGTCACAGAGTTTGATGCAGCAGAGGTCTGAGAGCCATAGGAGTTGGATGCAGTAACGGTAAAAGTATAAGCAGTGCCATTAGTTAGCCCTGTAACGGTGATAGGAGACGCTCCTGTGGCCGTAA